AACTAGTCTTTCAGATTCAAGTTTATTATCTGCTTCGTCAGGTATTCCATTTGGATAACCTCTTTCAATCCACCACTTTTGAAATAATAGTATTTTGTTTTCAAAATGTTCTTTGCTTTTTGGAGGCATTGAATTTATAAGCATTTGAGCAAATGATTCCCAAGTATGATTTTCAGGTTTTGTAATCTTGTTGTATCCATTTATATTGCCACTATCAGTAACGTATAAAGCACCTGAATTAGCACCGTTAACTCTAGCGACAACTTTTGCCCAAGTCGCAGGTTCTATTAAATGAAATAACCACAAGCCTCTTCTTTGGTCATCTCCATAAGGTTGACAAATTCTCATTTGATGAATTGATAATCCTGCTTTATGCATTACTTCGTATAATTCATTTATTCTTTTGTCTTCAAATTTAGCGTGATAAATCCAAATATCCTGCGTCATCCAATCGTATATCGGATAAACATTATATACATTATCAGTAACTTTTGTTGTGTAATTTAAATCTTTAAATTTTATTTTCTTTGAACTAGCAATAGTTCTAAATCTATTTAAACTTTCATCCGTTCTAATTCCAACTAAACAAGCGCAAGTTTTACCTTTTGAGTACCACTCACCAAACAAAGGCACGAACTCTTCAAACTCCATTCCTTTGGAAAAGAAATCAAAATAATTTAAATCTGATATACAAGATTCAGGCAATGGTCTTATCCAGTTTTCTCTTTCATCTTCATCCCAACATATCCATTTTGGTTCATATACTGAAACTGCATTTCTTAAACTTATAGGTAAACATACCCAATACAAATCTATTACATCTTTATATTCGTTTATCATTTCTTGAACGTGCAACATAGTTAATTCATATTGCCCCTCAAGGTCAACGACCATTAATCCAAAACGTTTATTCATTCGTCTTGCAATATCAGCTGTTATGTGAAACATAGTTGTCGAATCTTTACCACCTGAAAAAGATAAGTAAACACATTCAAATTCATTAAATACTAATTCAGTTCTTTTAATTGTTTCTTCGTAAACGTTAGAATTCAATCTTTTTTTGAGTACACTCATTTTCGTATAGTTTAATTTTATAATCTTTAATACATCTTCTTGCAATTCTATTGGCAACTCTTTGTGTTTGAATATCTAATCTATTCCACGCTAATCTAGTAATGTAATTAGGACTATTAGAATGATAACAACAAGCTGCCTGACCTAACCAAGCTACCTGATTTAGTTCTTCATTTGTTAAATTCACCTTTGAAGAATGCACCCATCTATCTAGAACTAATCTACATTTCTCATTAAATTTTTCTTTATTAGAAAGTAGTTTAATGCTCTTTAAAACAAACTCTTCTTCATTATCAATGTTGGTGTTATAAAACCCGTGTTGGTAGTCCTCCCAAAGTTTATAATCACAATAATACTGTTTTCTCATAATATAATTTATTAAACATAAAAAAGCCTCTACAAATCCACAAGGTCTCACGTTGTTTCATTGTAAAGGCTAAACTAAATTCCTTTCGTTACCTATATTGAGACCGTAACGTATGCAAATATAACTAAATATTCTTAATATTCAAATCTTTTTTGCTAATTATTCCTCTTCTTGAATCACATTCATCCATCCATTCATCTAATAGCCAAACATCGTATATCAAACTAGGTAGTACATCAGCTTTCAATATAGCATCTTCTTTAGAATTAGCTTTGCCTATCCAGTATGCTGGTTGATTTTCTCTTGTGTAAAATACTTTATAGTAACTCATAGCACCAGGTTATTATGGTTTACAAATTCTCTTAATTGTTCTCTTAAATAGTCAGCCATATCTAGTTCACTTTCTGAAGCATCTCTATTTTGATACACACCGTACTTAGTAGTTGACCTTAGTAGTTCGTCTAGTTGCAAAACTGTTTGCTTCCAATCAAAAGCATTCATTGCAAGTTTAGCATCTTCTACATCGTCATATTCTATTGTTATTTTCATAGCTAAAAAATTAAGGGGTTTTTACACCTCCGTTAAATTAAAACGGTAAATCGTCTGTTTCAGATAGTTTACTACTTGTTGACTGCATCGACATACCTGTTGGCTTTGATTCCGTTCTTTCGACAAATTCAGCTTTAATAATCTTGCCGTCTGTCCAAGCTACTTTACCGTTACCTACAAAGTTCTTTTTAACTTTTGCTTCGCGGTCTTCTTTTGACTGTTGAATGAAGATACTAGCATTGTTGCCATAGTCATCTTGTTTGTCGTTCACACTCATTGTGTACTTATCGTAACCACCTTGTGCGTTCTTGATACTGAAATTAATTAAACTACTCATCTTAAAATTGTTTTTAATTGTTCGTAATATTGACGTGCAACTTTTACACGTTCAATTATCTTTGCTTGTGCTTCTTCGTCTTTTTGCACAATAAATCTTTTAACTCTTAATTCATTCGGTATTTGGTCAAAGTTATGTGAAAGCTGAACTGCATCTCTTACATCTAAATCTTCATCTATTAAATGTAGCTTCCAATGTTCACGTCTCACTTCATCTTCAACTATCTCAAATGGTGTATTCATCAAGCAATATACAAGTTCACTAGTATCGTGATTCGTTAGCATCATATAACCTTGTAATTGCCAAAAGTAATCTTTATTTTTTAAAGTAGAATCAAACATCGGAAACGTACTACCGTTCCAACTGCATTTAATATCAGCTAAAAGATTATCTGTACAAATATCAGGCTCACCCGTTAACCATTCGTTGTTAAATCTTGTTTCGTTTTTTACTACGAAATCCCATTTAAGAACTTCTGATGCAAACTGGATAGCTTCATCTTCCATTTGTATACCTTTGTCAGTATAACGTGAACTGAAGTCTTTATAAATACCTAATTCTTTCTCTTTGAATACATCTTGAATGTATGTCTTTGCAGTTTCAGACAAAACCTCGCTTTTTGTACGAGGGTCTGTCATTAACTTTCCTAGTGAACTGCATCTAAATAGTAATTCGCTCATAATAATTTGATTGCTGCTTTTTGTAACTCCGTTAATTCAAATTGATTCAAGTCTGAAACTTTAGCTTTGCCATCTTGAATAGCAGTTAATGCTTTCTCAAATCTTTCTTGTGGCATTGTCGGTTTCTTATTAACGTGTTTAGTAACATCGTTAGCATCGTCATCTTGCATACTTAAAGATAGCAAAGATTGAAGTGTGTAACGTCTGAAATAAGAAATACAACCACCAAGTTTCTGTGGGTCATTTAACTCAGGTAGTTTAATCTCAGCATTAATATCTACACCACTTTCAATGTCGACAATTACACTATGCACATATCCATTCATAATAGGTTGTAATAGGAGTAAATTGTACTTGTGTAGTATCGGTTCAACTACATCTAGAATAGTGTTTAAATCAGCATATTTAGATTTAAAAAATGGATTATCAGCAGACTTGTTAATCTTGCCAATTTCTTGTTTAGCCAAGTGTAGCTTGTAATAAATTCCGTTTGGCTTTGGAATTGCATCTTCAAAAGAAATAGATTGTTTCTCTTGTAATTCTCCTTTGATGTCAAAGGCTTTTGTTTCGTTTTTCATTTTGTTTTATTTTTAGATTGTTTACAAATATACTACTTATTAACTAATATATGACTAATTGTCGATATTTTTTCTTTATTTCTGCTATCATATTCATAAATAGTAGCAGTCATTGGATATAATTTATTCAAAATCCACTCATCAAAGTTGGCTAATACAATACTTTCAGCTACTTTATCAACTTTCTTTGTGTTTATGTGATGGTGAGCAGCATCGTGATTCTTTAAATTAATTACTTTGGCAATATCTTCGTAAATCATTCCTTTTTTTCTAAGCAATTTTGCTGCATTAGTCTTCATCTGTTGATAGAATAAACCACGATATTTAAACTTGAAGTAATCTTTAATATCTAATTCTGATGCTTCAGTATTCCTGTTAATGTATGTTTCAATTTCTGTCATCTTCCATTGATTTTAGCCATTGTCTAAAGGCTAGTTGAATATTAATTTGTTGGTCTATTAATTCGATGTTAGCATCTCGCATAAAGTAGTTGTCGAATCTTCTGATTGATGCTATTAAATCGTTTGCTACCATCTTCATCTGTTGATTGAATTCTTGGTCTTCTAAAAAATCTGCTAAGACTGGCATTATTCCGATTGCTCCAAGTAGTTTTGTTTCTTGTTTCATTTCATTTGCTTTATAAGTCCAAAAATATGATTCGCCTTTTGATTAAAGTCTAATCCTTTGCCTTCATCTACTGTAGATTGTATTCTAATCTTTGCCTT